CTAATAAGAAAGCTGCAAAAGACGCTGTAAAAAAAAATTAGAGTGGATTGATATTGAAAGATATACAATGGGGGAGTGCCAAGTGCTTCCCCATTTGTTTTGGGATATGACGATGGCTGAATTAGATTTTGTTTGGTATGGTTACCGTCATAAAGAAGAACAAGAATGGCTAAGAGCAAGATGGCAAACTACAATTTTGGTAAATATACAACTACCAAAAGGTAAAAAGATAAAGCCACATGAGCTTTTACCACTTGACTGTGATAATCGTAACTTTGTGAAGCAAAGAGTGATGACACCTGAAGAACTAAAAGAGGTCTTAAAAAAATACGATAATATAAAGAAATAGGATAATGGCAGATAATCAAGTAGACTTAAAATTAAACCTCGATTTTCAAGGGGTCAATGATGCATTATACCAAATGATTGGTCAATTTAATGGCACTGACAAGGAGTTCCAAAAAATTGCTAATAACATTGAAAAGAATGCTAAAAATCTAGAAGGTGCTATTAAATTATTTGGTCCTGCGTCACAACAAGCAGGAGCTGCTGCTAAAAAATTAGAAAAGGATTTTCAATCTTTAGTTGCAAATGGCATAGAACCAGCTAGTGCAAGTTTTAAACAATTGACAACATCTATGCCGAAATCGGCAGGATTAGATTCTACTACAGGATCATTAAGAAAAAATAATCAACAATGGTCTAATTTAGCATTAGTTATACAAGATTTGCCATTTGGATTTAGAGGTATTCAAAATAACTTACCAGCATTAGCTGGAGGTTTTGCTAAAATGACTGGACCTATATTTTTAGCTATATCTGCAATCATAGCCCTTATTACAGCATGGGATATGGGCTTATTTAAACTTAAAAAATCTACTGATTCATTAACTGAAGCAAATAAAGAATATGCTGAAAGTTTAAAAGAAACAGCAGGTAGCGCAGGTGAAGAAATAGCAAAAGTTAACGCATTAGTTTCTATAGCTAAAGACCAAGAGGAGTCTATGGACAAAAGGCTGATTGCCGTTAAAAAATTACAAGATGAGTATCCTTCTTATTTTGGAAATCTAAGTCAAGAAAAAATACTTAATGGCGATATTAAAACTTCAGTAGATGGAGTTAAAACTGCTATACTTGAAAGAGCAAAGGCAACTGCTCAAGCTGGTAAAATAAATAAACTTTCTGCTGAGAAGTTTGCTAAAGAAGAAGAATTATATCAATTAGCTTTAATAAAAACAGCAAGAATTAAAAGAGCCCTAGCTGCTGCTGTTGCAACAAATGTACCAGAAGATAGAATTGGTCCTTTGCTTCAATTGGTTGTTAAAGATGTTAGATTACAAGAAAATACTATTCAATCTGCTGTTGATAAAATAGATGTAGAATTAACAAGATTAGAGGAAGGATATAAAAAAACAACTTCTGCATTTTTAGGTTTAGAAGATGAAACAGCGAAAGGAGGAGCTAAACAAAAAGTAAGTACATCAAGATTAGATGCTTTAAAAAGTCAACAAAAGGCTTATAAAGATGATATTGAAATGTTTTATACTTATGGTAATTTAATTATAGATGAAGAAGAAAGAATAGCAAAAGCAAGAGCTAAGATTAATGGAACTTTAAGTACTGAACTTAAAGATATAGAAGAAAATTTTGAAGGTCAAAGAATTGTAAATAAACAAGAATTTGGCAGAAAAATAATGGAAGAGGCTGATAAGAATACAAAAGCACTTGAAAAGATTGAAAAAGAAAGTCAAGATAAGATTTTAGAAAATACAAAATCTTATTATGATAATAGAAAAAAATACGCATTTGATAATCTTGAAGAACAAAAAGTAATATTAAATCAAGAATTAGCTGGTTACAAATTTTTACTAGATTTAAAAGTTATTGATGATATTGCTTATGCAAATAAAGCTGCTGAAATATATAAAGCACTTGGAGTTATTAAAAATAAAGAAGAAGAAAATCTTTATAAGAGTCAAGTATATTTTTCTAATCAAAGGATAAAAAATATACAATCTAAATTAGCTATTGAATTAAAAATACATAGAAATAATATTGGAGCTCAAAAAGAAGCTATAAAAAAATCTATGGCTGAAGTTGGTGCTTTAGCTTATAGTACATTTAATCCTGAAGCCCTACAGCAACTTTTAAACTTTTTTAATGAATTAGATGGCAAATTAAAGGGAACTACAGAACAATGGCAAAGTTTTTCACAAGGAATTAGCAACTCAATATCTGGATTTTTAGCTGATTCATTTACGTCTTTAGCTGAAAATATAGGTAATGCTTTAAGTGGTGGGGAAATTAAACCTCTTGAACATTTCCAAAAGTTACTTGCTGACGCTTTAATTAATATTGGTAAAATGTTAATACAATATGGAACATTATTACAAATTGCTTTTGCCTCACCTGACCCTTTTGTAGCTATTGCTGCTGGTGTTGGAGCTGTTGCTTTAGGTACTATAATTAAAAATAGACTTAAGCAATCTGCTGTTGATCCTACAGCATTTGCTAATGGTGGTATTGTATCAGGACCAACTATGGGTCTTATGGGTGAATATCCTGGTGCACAAAATAATCCTGAGGTTATAGCACCTTTAGATAAATTGAAAGATTTGATTGGTGGTGGTGGAAATGGTCAGTTTGTATTAAGAGGACAAGACTTAGTTTTGGCTATGCAAAGGTCTAATTCATCATTAAATATTAGAAGAGGGTAATGGCATACGCAGTAAAATATATAATAAATACAGCTAGTAAAAGCAACGTTAATAGCACAGTTTATCTTTACGAAGATGGATATGTTGGAAGCACTATAGAATATCAAGCTACAGGTCTACAATTAGAATATATTCCTAATAGTGATGATACGTTTGAGCCTATTTATGTTAGTCAATTAAATGTGTCTATTGACGTTACTGATAACATAGCAAATATGCCAAATTTTACAACTTTAAACGATAGAAAATATTTTGTTAAGGTTGTATCAGGAGGTGTTACAGATTTTCAAGGATGGTCTATAAGTGATGATGTTCAGTTTTCTTTTAATACAGGTAGAAAAGAACTATCTTTTAGTGCTATAGATGGGTTGGGTATGTTAGAAAGAATTAAATACGACTTACCTAACACAATATACTTAACACAAGTACAAAAAGCAATTACTTTTATAAAAGATTGTTTATTAGAATTAGAATATCCATTAGATTACGATATAATTACTGGCGTAAGTTTTTATGCCGAAGGGATGACTAATAGAACAGGCAATTTAAACGCTGATCCATTAGACCAAACTTATATAAATTATGCTACAATAGTTAATGACAAACAAGAAACATTAAACTGTTTAGAGATTTTAACTATGATAACTAAAAGTTTTGGAGCAAGATTGTTTCAAGCTAATGGTAATTGGCATATAGTATCTTTAACTCAGTTTGCACAAGAGTCTTATTATGTTACTATCTATAATAGCGATGGAACAATAAGCGGTAATGATGTATATGATGTGAAAGGTATAATTGAAGGATATTCAGGAAATGATACAGGATTATATTTTGTAGATAATAGTCAATTTAAGTTAATTAGAAAAGGTTATAACAAAATTAGATTTAACAAGACTATTGAAAACCCTAGTAATTATGCTACAAACTGGGATTTAAAGATATATGAATATGTTTCACCAACAGTAAGTAATGCTTTTGGATGGACACAAGTAAGAAATGGTGGTACTAATTATGTAAAGCCTTATCCTGAAAGAAAGTATAACTCTTTTATTTTAAGCCATGACTTAACTGTAAATCCTTTTTATGTTTCTGTATCTCCTAATAATCTACCAAATGTTAACTCAAGTGATATATTTAAGATAGGATTTGATATTGTAGGATTAGGTACTCCTGCTGGTGGACCAGAAGCTTTGTTTATATTAAAAATACAAGTTAATCCTGCGACAGGTCCTTCTTATTTCTTAGATAATAACAAAGCATGGAAAGAAGCAGTTAATACAGGAGATAACTATTATTTTGAGGCTTTTAATCCTGCTGACCCAAAAGCTAATGTAAATGTAACAACTCCTGTTTGTCCAATAACTGGTCAGCTTGTAGTAGAACTTATTTTATGTGACGCTTCAGCTCCATATTGGAAATCTACTATTGCAGGTGCAGATGTAAGTAATTTTAAAATCGATTTACAGTCAACTTTTATAAGCTTAACAACAGAAAGCTATATTACTAACAATAATGAATATGTGCTTGAAATAGACCTCCCAATGGGCTTTAATGACATAAATGATGGCAAGTATAGCTACAAGGGATTTTTAAGTAATTCTGCTGGTTTAAACTTAAAGAATTGGTACAGACAGGAATACCCAACAGATATATATAGAAGCCTAAGTGAGTTAGTTGTAAAACAATACTCAAACTGCTTAAATAAGAACATTATTAATCTAGATGCTGCATTTATGGGTATGCAAACAGCAGAAGGTAGATTTAGTGGTGCTATGCCTATTAGGGCTGTAGACACCGACCCTACACAAATTAGCGTTAACGACAAGAGATATATAATTGGCAATTCTACTATAGACTTGCCTAATGATGTTATAGCAGCTACTTTACTAGAGGTAAACCCTAATAATGTATCTACAACAATGACTACTATATATGATAGCAATAAATTATCAACTGCCGAAACAGGCTATGGTCACTTTAGGTCAAATGGTTATTTAACTAAGGAATTAGCTTATGCTGCTCCTTTAACAAGCAATTTAATATATCTTGAAGATATAGGAGTGCCAAGTATTGGTGACTTCTTCTATACAAATGACTTATTAAATGTAGGCTTTAACGGTGCTAATATTTGGTGGAAGGTATTAGTAACAGATACATACTTTCAAGCTTATAGAATTAGTGGAGCAGGAGAAATTTTAGAAACTTATGGATAATATAAAATATAAATAATGGCATCAGTAATAAACGGAACGAACATAGTTCTATACCAATATAATGCTACAACTGGTCTTTCAGTACCTTTTGGTGCAGCTACAAACTGTTCTTTTGAGGTTTCAGTAGATCAGAAGGAAGTAACATCTCAAAGTTCTGCATGGTTTAAAGAGTTTAAGAATGACGTAGCTTCATGGTCTATTAACGCTGATGGATTTGTTGCTTTAAGCGACTATTCTTACTTATTCTTAGCTAACCTTCAGTTGACAAGACAACCTATCTTAATCAAGTTCCAAGTGGATAATGACAATGGGGATGGTAGTGGTACTCTAGGATACTCTGTATTCACAGGATTAGCCAATTTAAGCTCACTTAGTTTAAGTGCAGGGGTAGAGGCAGCATCAACATATAGCGTGTCATTACAAGGCTCTGGTGCTTATACAATATCAGGTACACAAACTACTCCTACAGGTGTAGTTGTGGTAGGTGGTAACGTAGTAATGTTTGACTATACTGCTGCAGGTGGAGAAACAACTGTAACTTTCTCAGGTTCTATTGGTAAGGTTTGCGTAAGTGTTTCAAGGGGTGGTGTTGAGGTTAGAGGTATTGCTACTTCAGGAGTGCCTACAAGTGAGAATGTAACCTTTAACGCATCTACAGGAGTCATTACCTTTGCAACGATTAGACCATTGGCTGCCGATGAATTTATTAGAGCAATTTTTAAATAGAAATTAGAACATGAGTAATCAATTACAAGTAACAGGAACTGCATTATTTAGTGCAGCAGGTCAATCGATAAAATTAAGTTCAGCTTTTGATGTTTTTTTAAACATAACGAGAGGTTCTTCTATTTTGAACATAGGAATAGATGCAACAGGAAGTTTTTACAATACAAGTTCAAATCATAGATTCCTTACTAATAGTGGTACTATTAATGCTTTAACAATAGCATCTTCAGGTAACGTTGGAATAAATACTTCTACATTTGCAAACGCAGTTTTTAAATTACAAGTAGGAAACGGAAGTGCTGACACAAGAACATTATTAAATCCTTCAAATGCTTTTGCTTTAGCTTTAGGAAATGGAGCATCTTCGCTTTGGTATATAGGAGTAAATGCACAAACTGCAAGTAA